CCAAGGATTTCCCATGCAGAATCGCCTGCGGCGGAATCCCAATCGTTGACCCGGAACACGCGCAGGCAATCCGATGGAACCGGGTAGCGGTAGGCCCACTTGTATTCCGGGCGCGGGAGGGTTTCCGCCACGGTAGTGGTTTTCATCGCCCAAGTCCACGACCCGGAGAGCAAAAGCGAATCGCGGGCCTGCGGGTAGAGGGATTTGGCTAATAGAAGGGCATGAGACGATGAGCCGAATTGTTCCTCTGTGCCGATGCGGAGGATCGCTTGGCGGCAGAGTTCATCTTCGTTGAGGGCTGAAGGGGCGCGAAATGCCGCACGGCTCTCGACCGCCGACTTGAGCGCCGGTTGAGCGATAAGGTATTGTAGTTCTTGAAAGAACTGCTCCTTCATTTTTTCACTTGTTGTGGGATACCAGCGCCAATTTCAAGCAGTTGCGCCAGTTTCATGGCGAGCGTGACAATCAACACATTCACAAAGACCGGCGGATATTTCGTGACATCGTTCACAATCGAAATTGTTTCGACTTGGATCGGCGATAGTTCGTTCGTGTGGATGTAACCGGAGACGATTTCCCATTTTCCGAAGTTCTCGTCCTCGTCCACTCCATTGACGCGAAGCACCTTGAGTGTGCCATTTGGCAACGCATAGCGGTTGGTGTAACCAAACGCCGGGGGAGTGCCATCGACATTGATGGTGGCTTGCGACCGTGCGAATTGCCAATCGTAGTCGGACAGCACTTCGTTCCGGGTCTGGTCGTAAAGCGAGGTAGCCAATGCCATCGGCTCGCCAAACGGCTTGAACGCATCGGCGCTGCCCACGCGAAGGATGGCTTGGCGGCAAATCTCGGCAACGGAATCGACGGCAGTCGTTGCGCGGGGCTTGGCGGATTTTTCGATGAGAATCCGAATACTGGGCCGTGCCATCGTCTCGATAGCCAAGGTCGCCATTGCTTGGGCGATCTCGCCCTTTTGCGTGAGCGGCATGGAAATTTTCGCCGCGAGTCGGGCGATCAGCGCCTCGGTGAACGCAGGCGGGAATTTGGTGACATCGGTTTGCTTCCAAGTGTAATCGATTATGATGTTTTTTGTTAGCGAACTTGTGTAAGTAAAAACGCCCGAAGTTAATGACGAAATAGTGGCGTTAAATGATCCAGACACACTCACCACTTTGGTGGTGTTGGCGGTGATCGAGGTATTTGCAATTCCAAGCCCGGCCCCGTTGCTGTCCGTGATTGTAAAGGTGGTGTTGGAAGAATTTGCTGCTACGAGGTAAGTAGCGGATGCACTTAAATTTGACCCAGCGGGGAGGTTGGTGAATTGGATTTTTTCCCCAATGGCAAAACCACCACCCAGGTTGGTGTGGATGTGTCCGCCAACGACTTCCCATTGGCCGAAGTTTTCAGACGCATCAATGTTATTTACGCGAATGAGTTGGATGAAATCCGATGGCAAAGCGAACCGTTTGGCGTAGCCCTCCGTGGGGCAAACGGCATCAGCGGCGATGCTAACTTGTTTTTTGGCAAAAGCCCACGGCACATCGGAAAGCAGTTCCTCCAGCGTTTGGTCGTAAAAGGAATTGGCAAAAACCATTGGCTGCTTGATCAGCGTGTCCGCCGATCCCAACCGCATGATCGCTTGCTTGGAAATCTGTGTGCGGGTGGAGATGGTGTTGGCTGCATTGGAATCCGCGATGGATTCGATTTCGCGTTTTAAAGAGGAACGCTCCGCCAGCATTTCAAATTCTTTCGCTGCGGCCCCGGCTTGTTCTCCAAGACCCATCGCCATCGCTAATTTGTAAGCCATCCGCACGACGACCATTTCCTTGAAGATCGCGGGGTAGGTCGTGTCGGAGGCAGGCAGGGCAATGTAATCAATGGCAATCGGGGTCGCCAAATTGGTGTGAATAAATGTTCCCACTTCCTCCCAAGTCCCGAAATTTTCGCTGGAATCGATGCCGTTGATTCGCAGAATTTTGATTGCGCCGGTTGGTGAGGCGTATCGGAAGTCGAACCCCGTCACCGGGTTGGCTGCGTCTTTCGCGACACCACCGGACTGCTGGCGGGCAAACCGCCAATCAAATTCCGAAAGGATTTCCATCACCGTGGGTTGGTAGAACTTGGCGGCAAACACAAACGGTTGCCCTTGGTTCTTGTAGGTTTCGGCATTACCAACACGCAGAATCGCTTGCCGGATCAACTCCGAGGCATTGGCGGTGAGTGTGCCGTTAAAATTGGCGACCGATTCGATATTTTCCAGCAAGGCAGGTTTCGCCATGAGGAATTGCAGTTCTTGAAACAGGGATTCGTATTTCATTTGTTTTCAATGATGCCGCATAATTTAAGGGCAAGGGTTGTGGTTAGGAGTTGAGTAAATATGGGAGGAAATTTGGTGACATCGGTGATTTTTTCTGTGACCAAAAGTCTGATCGGCGATCCCATGTTCGTGTGGAGGTATTGTCCCACTATTTCCCATTGTCCGAGATTTACGGAGGAGTCGATATCCTCAACTCTCCAAACAGTTAAAATCGTGCTTGGTAGCAAATATCGTTTGGAATATCCACCCGACCCGACATAAGGCGCTACGGAATCAGCAACAAGCCCCGGAGTGGCTCTTGCAAATGCCCAATCAAAGTCGGCGAGGAGTTCATTGCGGGTCTGCTCGTAGAGGGATGTGGCGATGACCATCGGTTCGCCGTGGGGTTTGAACATTTCCGCCGATCCCACGCGCAGGATTGCCTGTCTGCAAATTTCAGCCTGGTTGATGGTTTGGCTGGTGGTGCGGGCCGGGGCGTAGGCTTCTGTCGCGGCCACAAAGGCAGGCTTTTGGATTGTCGCACCGAAAAGACCCGCCATCTGTTCAAAGAGTTCCTTGCTGCCGGTGAGCGGCATGGCGAGGACGGCGGCGAGTTTGATCGTGAGCGCCTCGACAAAGATCGCCGGGAACTTGGTCGTGTCGGTGATGTTGGCGATGTAGTTTAGAACCGGGGCGGAAAGGTTCGTGTGGATCGTTGTTCCAACCACTTCCCATGTGCCGAAATTCTCCGAGGCATCGATACCGCCGAGCCGGACGGCGCGAATGAAATCTGTGGGGAGAGTGAATGCGGACGAGTAGCCACTCGACGGGGCGGTGGTAGCCGTCAAGCTGGAGAGCTTGCGGCAGAATGACCAATCGAAATCCGCTTGGAGTTCCTCGACCGTCTGCGCGTAGAAAAGCGAACAATAAGTCGCTTGCGCGGACGAGTCCGAGAGGGTTGTGATCCTCGCGTCTCCGAGTCTGGCTAATGCCAAATTGCAGATTTGAACATCGGTCATTTAAAAAGAGGGCGGCAGACTTTTTCCCGGTCTGCCAGCGGGTTTGCGGGTTAGGCTTCGTCGCAGGCGATCTCGACGACCTTTTTCTCTTCCATCCGTGTCGCGCCAAGGCTGGCGACCGAGCGGATTTGGAGTGAATGCGAGAGGTCGGTGCGGACATCCATGTGGGTCTTGAGGCCGCGCTCGGCGAGAACGATGCCGGACTTCACATAGGCGTAGCAGGAGCGAACCGTGCTGGTGAGGCCGAGGAGTTGGGTGCGGCGGAATTTGAAACCCATGAAGGTGTTCAAAGAACCGTCAACCAACGCACGGACGGTGTTGTAGTCCGCGCTGGTCACCTCGGTCGTGCGGAGCAGGTCTTGAAGCTGCTTGGCCGAAACCACCAAAATGCGCTCCTCTTCCTCGTCCACTTCGTTCGCGTCCAAGATGAACTTGGCGCGGCGGAGTTTCGCGATGGTAAGACCGCTGTTCGCGGCTGTTCCGGACTCGACATAGTTCACGGCGACTTTCTGACCAGCAGGAAGGGCGGTGGATGTCGTGCCGGTTGTGCCGGTGAATGCTGCGCCACCGAGAGCCGAGATGATCACCGAGTCGCAGGTGCGGGCATATGCCGCGCCGTGCGCTTGGACAATCGGGCTGGTGGGCAGGACGACTTCGCCGAGAAGTTGCTCATCCCATTCGTCGATGAGTTTCGCGGTGTCGTATTGCTGCGGGCGAATCCAGCGTTTCGCCATCGCTTGGTCGCTGATGCGTGTGCTGCCGGAGCGGTCGTTGATCAGCGCCATCACGGCGGTGTCAATCGTGTTGTAGGATTTCTCTTTTCCGTTGATGGAATCGAGGGTCACATACTCGCGGAGGCGCGAGTTCTTTTGCTGAACGAGATGACGCCAGTTCGCGTCGAACTGGGTCGTGTAGTGATTGGGAATGTTCGTCAGAACATTGTTGAGGTCTGCCATTTTAGTCTCCTGTGTTGAGTTGAGTTGGTATCAGTCGAAACTGATGGTTTGATTTGCTCCCTTTCGCTTCCGAGTGTCCCGTGTGGGGTCTTTCGCTTGCGGGTTTTGAGGGAGCAGGCTCAACGAGGAGGTGTCTGCTCTGACGGTCTGTGTTTTATCTCATCACTTGGTATCAGTCAAAACATTTTTAGCAGGGCCGGGAGTTGAACCCGGAATTCCAGATTATGAAACTGGTGAGATACCATTTCTCCACCCTGCAAATTGTCACCCGTTCTTGAGCAGGCTGTTGACCAGCGAAACGGCTTCGC